GCCGCAAATACTGCCACATGGTATTCCAATCAGTAGATTGTGGATTCATACCAACAGCAGAGAAACACATGTTGTAAGAACCATGCATAAAATTCACAAACGCCCCAAAATAACGCCTCATATGCAGGGTATGCAAAAAGGATAAATTGGAGATGATCCGAGTCTTAAAAACTGTAAGCTTCTTCTGGCTACGGAGTTCATCTTTCAAATGCAAATAAATCTTAGCAGTAGGAATCTCACCAACAGGAAGATCCTGCCCCATCTGGACGGTCAAAGCCTCATACTCAACAGATGCAGCAGGAGAAAGATAAAATTCCCCAGGGTCACCCAAAATAACATGGCGCTTACCACGAGCACCAGGCCAAACACAAAAAGGCCAACCAGCAGAGGTCCGCAAAGACATGGGTTTTAAATCCAAATGATCACCACGACCATTCAAACCCTCACCCAACGTCAAAACACGAACACTCTTCTGGAAATCAGCCCGCCAAGCTAATTCAAAATGACGTGTAATAGACGCACCAACCTCATCAACATCACATTGAGGATAAGGATGAGTAGCTGCACCAACCGAACACTCTGCCAACTCTTTACGAATAAGATCATTATAAGAAAAAGGACAATCAACAGAGTAACCCAAATGCGCGGGCGCACGTTGAACCACAGAGAACAAGGGTTCAGGTGCAATAGGAGAACGCACATAAGAAGTTTCAGTATGGGGAGGAGGAACACGAGGAAAAACCGAACCCATGAAATCAAGACCAATAGGCATGGGAACATGCATTTGCACCTTAACACCAACCTCAGCAAAAAGAGTATTGGGTATAGGACGAGCAATCCCCCGCGGCTCCCCACGATTAATGGTTCGTTCAGCAACATGCATCCCAAGAATAGCAACATGCCCCCCAGGATTGATACCAATAACCAAAGCCCCACAATCACCATCTTTCCGACCAGCATAAACAAGCTGTTCAGGAATATAACAATTGCGGCCTTGCCCAGAAAAGGCACGATAACGAAGAGCATCAGCCTCGTAACCAACGTCCTTCAATTCATCAAAAGTGACATGAGTCTCTTTACCAGCAGCCAAAAACCCATAACAAGCAAAGGCCTTCGTCAAACGGGTATCAACTGCATCAGCAAAATAACGCTCAATATCAGGCATAGAGAAACCAGTACCAAGACGATAGATAATCCAATCATCGTACATGGTTTGGCCCTTCTCATCAACTCGATGATAACTCTCAATGTTCTTACGCTCAAAAACGAC